GACTGAAGAAATTCCTTTTCATTCTTCGTTAAATCCATCAATTCAGCTCCCCTAACTTAGATCGCTAACATCGCCCAGGCCGCGTGAAATCGCTGTGAACCTCGCAAGCGCCTCACGCATGTTATCACTGACCGGTCCGGCTTGCTGAAGACGCCGTTGAACGTCATCGAAGTCGGACGCCTCCAGGATGATCTTGCGCAAAGGGGCGAGCAGGGGATCCGCAACTGGCTCCCAGTCGATCGACGCGAACAGCCGGTCGAACTCGGTCAGGTCCGGATTTGGATCCGATGCAAGACTGGCACAGGCCGAACAGGCGCAACCGGGGACGTGAGCGGAAAGCTTTGCCTTGTCTTTCTTGTCTTCCGGCTCCGGTGCCGGCGGCGTCTCGCTCTTCGTCGCGGCCGGCGGTGTCAGAAGGTCTTCGTCGTCGGCCGGTTCCGACAAGGCGATTTTTTCCCGGACCTCACGTTGGCTGACCTTGAGACCGAGAGGGACAAGCGTGCCGAGCGCGGACGATAGCGCTTGAACGTCTTCCGGTTGGGCGACCGGGAATGAACAAAGCGGATAAACCTCCTGCGGGCCGAAATTCATGTTGACGAAGGGAACGATCAGATCGCGGTTATATGTCGCCGCCATCTGCTTGCCGTCCGCCTCAAGAATGTCCAGGCGAACCTCGTTGTGGATTTCAGCCTGGGCGAGCGAGGATCCGTCGTCGGCCGTCATGGTCTGCCCGACCACGATCTTGGAGACCTGCCGGTCCACATAGTCGAGCAGCTCGCCGAAGACCGCCGAGCCGTGTGAGCCTTCAACCTTGTGGAACTCGACGTCCATGCCTTGCGGCACGATCGCGGCCGCATCGTTAGCAATCGCCTTGACTGCCCGAAGCAAGGTCCGCTTGTCTTGGTCGCTCGCAGAGGAGTGATACCGGCCGAGCCGGATCGGAATGCCGTAGATCTCGGAGAACGCGGACCAATCCTTCAGGCCGAAGGACTGGATCAGGAAGGCCCAGGCGGCCGGCCTGGCAAGACCGCGCCGGAGCGGGATACCGGCTTTCGTGCGCGGTTTATGAATGAGGAATTTCGCGGCCGGTAGCTCTTCACCGTCCAGATTGGTATCGGAGGCAAGCAGAAGCCGGGTGAGCGAGGTCCGATCAAACTGAAAATAGCGCGGATCCCGCCATTTGAATTCCACCGGCCGGAGCATGCGCTTTTCGTATTCCCACATGATCTCGCAAACGGAATAGCCCTTGCCGATCCCGTCCGTGAGTTCTCCCGTGGTCTCGTTGATGTCCGCGCCTTCCATCAGTTCCTTGACCGCGTCGACGATCTTGGCAGGAACGCCTTCCGGGGCTTCGATGACGGGCTCCAGACCTTCGATCGCCAGCCGGCGGGTCTGAAGCTGTGAAGCGTAATGGAGGTAACGCTCCTCCATTTCCTCCGCCAGCGTCAGATAGGAACGGGCGTGACCGTGCTGGGCGCTGATCAGAATTTGCGCCAGGCGCTCCGGTGTGAGGCCGGAGGCTTCCCGGTCCTCGGCCACCCGGCGGACGCCCATGATTTCCGGGGTGGCGATTTCCTGTCCCAGGATCGCTTTCTCGATCGGCCGGCCGTATTGGTCAACGAGGCCCTTGAAGGTGTCTACCAAAGCGCTCTCCCTGAAGTTTCCAAAGCGGAGTCGGCAAGAGCACTGCCGTGCTCGGCTTCCTCGCTCGCGGTGTAGTCATATTCGGGAATGTCGCGCTCGCTGGCGAAGTGGGCCAACAGGCAGGCAATGCCGCTGTCGCCGTGGCGTTTCCGTCCCCGTTTGGCGTTCTCAAGCGTGCGCTGATCGCTCGGGATCTGAGCCACGCCCTGGATCTGCTTGAAGGCCCGGAGGTCGTTCAGGATGTCGTCGTCGCGCGGGATGGATCGAATATCGCCATCCTCGAAGGCCTGCTTGAATTTGGGCGTGTTCTCCCGATACCAGCCCTTGTTGAACTGGACCGCCTCGATCATGTGCTCGCCGAATTCCTGTTGCGCGACCTCCGCCAGATAAGCGCCGTTGCCGCCGGCATCCATCGCGCCCCCGGAAAACCGGGGCAGTTGCCGGACGATGAAAAACAGGATCTGCTTTTGCTGCTCGTAAGGAACGTTGCGTAGCTCGACGGCAAAGGGCGTGTCCAGGCGAAGATCCCGGCCGATCGTCAAAGGCCAGATCACGCTGAGGTCGGCGACACGGGCGAAGTCTTCGCCGAAGCAATGACGCTGGCGCTTGTCCAGTTCGGAGAGATGCGGCTCAACTTCGCGCATAAGCCAATCGTCGATGAAGGACTTCCGCTCCGCTTCCGGCTTGAACACAAAGTCGTCTGTACATTCGAGCCGGATGACCGGGATCCCGTCCACCATACGAGAGCGGATCAGAGAGCCGGTCAGAAACGCGCCGGAGCCCTTGGATGGAATGCAGAACAATTCCTCGTCGGCCGCGTCGCCGTAGTCCTTGAGGATCCCGGCACGCCACTCGGCTTCGCCCTCCGGCGTCCACGTGGTCCCGGTGCGCAGGCAGATCCGCTGATAGAGCCCGTCCTGCAAGGCATCGTCGAAATCGAAGCGGACGATCTTGTAATCCTTCTTGCCTGCCCGGATGTCCTGGATCAGCTCATTGAAGGCGTTGTCCTCGCCGTCATGGGTTGAGATGATGCACACCTTGCCGCCCCAGATCAGGAAGGCGAGCGCGGCTTTTAAAAGCTCTTTCAAGTCGTCATGAAAGGCTGCTTCATCCACGATGACGAAGCCCTGGCGGCCGCGAAGTGATCGGGGCTTGGACGTGAGAGCAACGATCTCGAAACCCGAGGCGAACTGGATCCGGAACGCCTGGATGAACCGGTCGGCGCCATCCTCGCCCTTGCCGTCCGGAAAGAGAAACTCATGAACTGAAGCCGCGAAGTTGTAAAACGACTTCGCCCACATGCCGCAAACGTCGATGAACTCGCGCGCCATGTCCAAATTGTAGCCGATATACATGGTGTCCATGCCGCCGGCCGACCGCTTGGCGCCGGCCGTCAGAACCGCCTGCGCGCCAAGCGCCCAGGTCGCGCCCGTGCGCCGGCTCTTTTCGACGACGACGACGGAATGGACTGCCGTGGTTTCAAGCAGGCGTTTTTGATAGCCGAGCAGGACGTCGACATGATCGACGTCGGCGAGTTCCTGAAGCTCGGGCGGCAGACCGTAGAGAGATTGCGTCCGGAGGTCCTGCCATTCCTCCTGGGTGATGGCCCGGCCGATCTTGAACTCGTCCTGATCCGAATGCGCGCTCATAGCTCAAGCCCGAGAATGCGCGCCTTGATGGAACGGACCGTGTCCTGGCTGAACCCTTCCGCCTTGGCGACCGTGTCGATCACTTCCGTTGCCTTTTCCGCGAATTCCTTTTCGACCTTCATGCGGCGTTGCGTGGAGACGCCCTGGGCCTGGGCGGCAGCGCGCAGCGCGCCGGCCAGATTGAGCGCGCCTTTCGGATCGATGCCGCTTTCGCCGGCGTCGGTCAGAAGCTCGAAAACCAGCGTCTTGATCGTTTCGGCCGCGATCATGGTTAGATCGTCGGAGGCCTCGACATCGAACTTGTCCGCAATTGACCCGGCGATGGCACGGGTGTCTTCCAGGCGACGGGTCAAGTGCGCCTGTTTGATCGAATAACGATTGAAGGCGGACAGGGATGGGATCTTGAAGTCCAGCTCGCCATGGAAGTCTCTCTGCAACTGTTCCAGCTTGAGATAGAATTCCTCGTAAATCTCCTTTTGCGTTCGGTCCCGGCTGCGTAACTCGTTCGCTGCCCAGACAATAATCTGGTCGCATTCAGACGGCAGTTTCTCTATGGCAGACAGGCGTCCGCGACCCTTCGCCATTCAGCCCTCCAGCGACGGACGGCCAACGCCTTCCAGAAAGGCTCGGCGCTGGAGGTGTTCAAGGCCAGGACGCAAGAGTTGCGCAACAAGAACTGAGTTGACCACTCGGATCCTGATCGCGCCAAGCTCCTCGAGTTTGCGAAACTGCGTGCGGATGTAGTCACGAGTTTTCCGGTGGCCAAACTCTTCCAGGACTTTCGACATGATTGTTTCGTTCACCTGATGATCGGTTTGACCGTTAAGCTCGCGCAGGATGATCAAGCGGACATTTTCGGCGTAGATTTCTTCATCGCTCATGTCAGGATTTCCCGTTCTCCAAATGGCGGTCTATGCGCCCGATCGTGCTTGAGATGCTCCGGACATCAGCGCCGAGCTGCCCCATTTCGCCGCGCACGTCAGCGATAGCGAGCTTGAGATCGTTGACATCGTCCTTGTCCGGCAGATGCTGGATTTCGCTTTCCACGAACTGGATGCGGCGATCGTGATCGGTCAGCTTCTTGTCGACCGCTTTCAGGTGTTCTGAATTCGCCTTGGCCTTTGAAGTGAGCCAAGCATAGACGGACGTCAGAAGCGAAATTACCAGGGCTGCGGCCCCGAGCCATTGGTTCAGTCCTTCAGGCATTAATCTCCGCTCACTTCAACATCTTGACGCCGCCGACGACGG